TAGACAAGGAATACCCCCCAATAAATTTATAGGACCTATGCAAAAAGGAGTCGGTCCAGTGCGAGCTGCTTTAGGAATTAAAGGTGTATTAGGAAAAGCTTTAGGAGCAAGTTTCTCTCCTTTAGCCGTAGCAGCAACTTTACCTTTAACGGTAGCAGCTCAGAGAAAAGGAGGAACCGAGTGGGGAGATATCGCAACCGATCCTATGAATTGGATGGCTCCTGCATTCGCTTCTACTGGAGCTGAAATGGCAACTCGAGGAATTAAGAATCCAATGTTATTAAAAGCTTTAAGATTAGGAGTGAGTCCCAAAGCACTGTCAATAGTCTCAAGAAGATTTGGTTTACCTGGACTGGCGGTTAGTGCCGGACTGTGGGGCTATGACAAATGGAAAAACAGATCGATCAATGACGAATAAGACATTAGTGAAGAATATGCCTCACGTGAAATGGAAAGAGATCCCTCCTGTGCGAGGGCCCAATCCGCAGTTGAATATAGCTTTAAAACAAGTTAAGAATGTAGTAAAATCGGAGAAAATCAATGGCAGACAAAGACAACATCGATAAGGCTCTACCGAATGTAGACCCCGAAGTCGTATTACCTGAAGAAATCGTTGTAACAGAAGAGCAAAAAGAAACGGAGGTAACTCCTGATGGCGCTGAAGTTATTATGGATGAAGAGGGCGGAGCGGAAATCAATTTCGATCCGATGGCCGATCGACAAACGACTCAAAATCATTTTGAAAATATCGCTGAATTACTACCAGACGATGTCTTGGGTTCTATTGGTTCCGAATTAAATGAAAATTACATGCAATACAAAACTTCCCGTAAGGAATGGGAAGATACCTATATCAAAGGTTTAGATTTATTAGGATTTAAATATGTGAATCCCACCCAACCGTTTCAGGGAGCCAGTGGTGCCACGCACCCGGTGCTGGCTGAAGCGGTTACCCAATTCCAAGCGCAAGCTTATAAAGAATTACTTCCAGCCATGGGTCCGGTTAGAACTCAGACCTTAGGAAGACCGAGTAGACAAAAAGAAGAACAGTCTGTTCGGGTTAAAAATTTCATGAATTATCAACTCATGGATGTGATGAAAGAGTACGAACCCGAGTTCGATCAAATGCTCTTTTATCTACCGTTGGCAGGATCCGCTTTCAAAAAAGTTTATTACGATGAACTTTTGGGAAGAGCGGTTTCTAAATTTATACAAGCTGACGATTTAATTGTCCCGTATACGGCTACCTCATTAGCCGATGCGGAGGCGGTTATACATGTTATTAAAATGTCAGAAAATGACTTAAGAAAAAAACAAGTGGCAGGCTTCTATCGAGATATCGAAGTGAAACCTGGCTACGATCAAGAAACCGAAGTTGAAAAAAAGGAACGATCACTTGAAGGAGTTAAAAAAACAAGAGACGAAGATATATTTACCATTCTCGAGTGTCATGTTAATTTAGACATCGAGGGGTTTGAAGACATAGGACAAGATGGAGAACCCACAGGAATTAAACTTCCTTATATCGTGACCATTGAAGAAGGATCAAGACAAGTTTTATCGATCAGACGAAATTATAAACAAGAAGATCCGATGAAATTAAAAATACAATATTTTGTCCATTTCAGATTTTTACCTGGAATGGGTTTTTATGGTTTTGGATTAATTCATATGATTGGCGGACTAAGTCGGACAGCAACGACTGCTCTTCGTCAGTTATTAGATGCAGGAACGTTAAGCAATCTTCCTGCAGGTTTTAAACAAAGAGGAATACGTGTAAGAGACGAGGCCCAAGCAATACAGCCCGGCGAATTTAGAGATGTAGATGCACCTGGTGGAAACATCAAGGATGCTTTTATGACTTTACCTTTCAAAGAACCATCACAGACATTATTGTCGTTGATGGGAATTGTTGTCCAAGCAGGACAAAGATTTGCCGCCATCGCTGATATGCAGGTCGGAGACGGCAACCAGCAGGCCGCTGTTGGTACGACCATTGCTCTCTTAGAACGAGGTTCCAGAGTCATGTCAGCGATTCATAAACGATTGTTTGTGGGGCTTAAACAAGAATTTAATTTGTTGGCTGGCGTATTTAAAACTTATTTGCCTCCTGAATATCCTTATGATGTCGTTGGAGCCCAACGAAACGTTAAAGTAACCGATTTTGATGACAAAGTGGATATCGTTCCCGTTGCAGATCCCAATATTTTTTCTCAATCTCAAAGAATTTCTATGGCACAAACAGAACTACAGTTGGCGATGGCTAATCCGCAGCTTCATAATTTATATGAAGCGTTTTATGCGATGTATAGTGCGATCGGAGTGAAAGAAATTGATAAAATTTTGCCTCCTCCACCGCAACCAACGCCTTTAGATCCAGCCGTAGAGAACATTATGGCTTTATCGAGTAAACCTTTTCAAGCTTTTAAAGGCCAAAACCATCAAGCGCACATAACTTCGCATTTAAATTTCATTTCTACTAATTTAGCTCGAAATAATCCGATGATTTTGAGTGCTTTGGAAAAAAACTGCTTTGAACACATTTCAATGATGGCTCAAGAGCAAATTGAAGTCGAATTTAGAGAAGAAATCATGCAATTACAGCAAATGCAACAACAAGCACAACAAAACCCCGCTATGCAGCAGAATCCGCAGTTTCAACAACAAATCATGCAGATTTCGATGAAAGTTGAAGCTAGAAAAGCAACTTTAATTGCTGAAATGATGCAAGAATTCAAAGATGAAGAAAATAAAATCATGGGTCAGTTCGGAAACGATCCAATTGCTAAATTGAAAGCAAGAGAGCTTGATTTAAGAGCAATGGACGACCAAAGAAAACGAGAGGAAGGTCAAGAGAAACTTAATTTAGATAAATCTAAACAATTGATGGGTCAAGAACAGTTTGATGACAAACTTGAACAGAATGAAGAATTAGCGGAGCTTAGAGCTGACACTTCCCTCGCTAAACAACAAATGTCTAATGAAGTCAAAGTATATTCCGATAGAATGAAACGTAAAGATGTTAAGACCTTGAAAGGCCCAAGAAGATAGGATACAAACTAATAAGGAGAAAAATATGACAAAGACACCAGTAGGATATCCAGAAGGCGGCAAAAAGTATAAAGGCCCCGCTGACAATGTGGGACAAGATCCCAGAGCTAATATTGTAACTAATGCATTTGTTCCTGGACAAAAAATAGACAAAGGAACAAAAGTTACGGTTAAAGGCGTAGGTAAAGCTAGAAAACAAACAGCAACCTGGTTCTAATATGTGGTTTGGTCTAGCAAAAATGGCTCTTCAAGCAGGAGCCAAAGTCTATTCGAATAAACAGAGAACTAAAATGGCGATGTCGGATGCCGCTCTGCTTCATGCAGAACGTATGGCGCGAGGAGAAGAATCTTACCAGGGCAAACTTTTAGAAGCCCGGACAAATGATTTTAAGGATGAATTCGTGCTTTTGATAATTTCGGCGCCAATCATTGTGCTTGCCTGGGGAGTCTTCAGTGACGATCCGGTAATGATGCAGAAGGTGGAGCTTTTCTTTCATCATTTTGGCTCACTGCCGATATGGTTCCAAACTTTGTGGATTACCGTGGTAGCGAGTATTTTTGGAATAAAGGGAACACAGGTGTTCAGAAATGGAGGACCTAAGAAGAAATAGACTTGCATTTAGAAACAAGTTATAATAACAATCAATATTATGTCCAAAAAATCTAGACGAAGAAATAAAAAGATTTTAGCTGCATTAGCCTTAGCAGGCGGAGCAGCGATGTTAGGAAAAAGAGGAGTAGCTCAAGGTGTCAGCGGTGCTGATAAAGCAGGATTTACATCGGACGCTGCTTATAAGCTTCCAGGTAAAGCAACCGTGGCAGCAGATATTGCACAAGATGTAGTATCATCAAAAATCCCTGAGAGAGGTAGAATAACGGTTGGTGGAAAAGGTCCAAATCAAATTAGACTGGAAAGACAAGCTATGCCAGGTTATGGTGTAGAAGGTCCGCCAAGCATTTTAAATCCTTATGCCGCAGGAACAAGAAGAGGAAGCATAATTGGACGATATAAAAAAGGTGGCCGTGTTACTGGAATTGCAAAACGTGGTTTTGGTAGAGCACTAATGAAGGGGAAAAACTAATGAGACAAAATGGAGTAAGAAGCAATGTTAGATTTCCATACTCAAGTGGTATGAAGAAAGGTGGCAAAGCTAAAAAACAAGGTTACAAAGATAGAGAAGACGAATCTATCAGTGCTAGACGTGGAAAAGAATCTGGCAAAAAACAATCTTTCAAAGCTCGAAGAGATGAGTCCTACGGAAAATGGGGCAAACGTACTCGAGGAAAAATAAATAGATGAGCAAGATAGGAATTCAACTACGAGGAAGCGGAGCAGTTCGACAAGGCTTACGTGGTGGTGGAATTGCTAAACGTGGAACAGGCCAAGCACTTAAAAGAGGTGGTAAAGCTCGTAACACAAGACGTATGAACAGACTGGAAGAACTGGGTCGTGTGGATGCGGAAAGAGCTTATAAGAAAAAAGGTAAAAGAAATCTTAAAGCTGAAAAAAGAAGAATAGTAAGAGAACTTAAATCATAATGCCACAATATTTTGATTCAACAGCAGCCTTCCCTATGAAAAGTAAGAGAAGAGTTTATGCTTCTGGGGGTCGTGTTGCTTTGAAAAAAGGTGGTAACGGCAACTGGATTCAAAAAGCTACAGCTTCAATTAAGAAAAGAGGAACTGAAGGAAAATGTACCCCGATTACAAAACCCGGATGTACAGGTCGAGCTAAAGCATTAGCAAAAACATTTAAGAAAATGGCGAGAGAAAGAAAAGCGTCTTAATGAGAGCAGTCTTAATA